AGTTTCACATCCATATTGAGCTAATCTTGATCCTAAGGGTGAGGGTGCTCCAAAATAGGCAACTTGTTTAAGAAATTCACCATGACAATATCCCATACCTGAATCTGTAATATAACCAAACTTCCGCAAGATATCATTAATTATAGACTGCATTTCATCAGCAATTTCTTTATTCATTGTACCTACATTTGTAGTAATAGGAAAAGAAGCTTGATCATCTCCAAGTACTTGCGCTGACACTTGAAGACCAATACTAGCATATTTTGGTTCTAAAATCTGTTTTAATCTTAAGTAAACTAAAATTAATAACATAGTATGTTGGGTGGACGTTTTGTAAGAGCCAGATGGAAAAGTAATGTTACTAGCCACAATCTCTCTAAAGAAATACCCATCCGATACACGTCTTTTCTCGTCAATTAATGTTGAATCTAAATAGCAAAAATATTCTAGAACAGAAACATACTCACGAAATGTTTCCCAATTACCAGTATTAGTATTTAATCTAGTTTTCAATACTTCTATGGGCTGCGAAAAACCATCTAGCTTATTGAGAAAGAAAGGTATATTTTCAGATCTAAAATCACACAAATAATTAGTAATTATTTCAGTTAAAAATCTTTGTTGAGGTCCGTAAGTATTTGTATCCATGCCAGTAACATCAGCGTATAATATGTAGGTATCTCTTCCAGATGCGTATAATAAATCGTGAGTATCGCGTACATCATTCGTTGTCTTACCAGTAGCTCCAATTCCCGAATTAGTTATTATATCCTCCAGAATTACTTTAATTAAAAATGGTGCACACATAAATACTGAAGCTAGCATTTGTATTAATCTATTTCTCCTTCCAACTTGCACTCTAATCCCTGAGACCCCAACTGTTGCCCATTCTTTAAGTAATGCATCAACTGATTTTAACGATTTTAAAATTACACGCAGTATGTCAAAAATACGGACACCAGCATTCGCTGCTAATTCTTTTGCGTCAGGGTTATCATGACCAAATTCATCTAAAATTTCTTGTCTAATTGCAGCTAATTTGGTTGGATCAACTCCAGCTGAATTTGTTGTACATGCTTCTATAAATTTTGACTCTAGATCATCTAATTTTGGCGGATATTTTAAAAGTAAATCATGTAGTATTGATCTCATGGCATCCATATCTTCATCTTCATATTTAAATTTAATAGGAACAAAATCATCCATTATTTTAACCATTTCAATAGGCTCTTGTAATACAGATCCAGCTTCATTTGTTGACTGAGCGGACATTCCCATAGATAATGAAATAGGCGTCTTAATAGGTATTGATGGCGTAGTTATGTATTGAATCATTCCAATAAAATGCCTTCCTTCCTCATTTGTTAACTCAGGAATATTATCAACAAATATGTTATTTAAATTATTATCTATTAGAAATTTGTTATATTCATTTTTATCATAATTTCCTACCCTTCCTGCCTTATGACATCCAACTATCTCATTTGATCTTGATATTTCTATTGAAGTGAAATCAGTCCTAGCACAAATCATTGGAATAATATTTTTAATCTTTTTAAATTTTCCCAAAATTTCTCCAAACAGTGATCTAGTTGAAGAATCTAACCATAATTTCGTTATTCCGGCCCCTAAAGCTGAATTAATCGCTCCAGCTCCTGTTCTTAGTGATAAATCACATAAAATGTACCATAATGAAGGACATACTGAACTGATAGACTCATAATTTGGATTCTTAACTGAACGACTGTCTGATGTTAATATGAAAAAAGGTATTCCTTTACCTGGTTTAATGAATTGTGATAATGCATATAATTCTGGACTCTTTAGATAGCATTTACATTCTAAATTCGAGCAAGTTGAACATGAGTCACATCTATAGCTGAAGGTAGCATGAATTAATACTTGTAATGGATTCAAAGCTCTTGGTTTTACTTGGTCAGCAAACATTCTACATATACCATGTTTTATATTATTAATCATTTGAGGCTCAGTTATTTTATAATTCGGATTATCATTTCGATTCAAGCCAGTAGTTTGAGGACTGATTAGTTTATATTCAGCTCGGTTATTATATGTAACTTTAA